TGCTATTGGCGTTGTGGCCACGGCACTCGAACCCGACAACGCAGCGGTTTCTTCGGAATACTGGTTCGATGCTTCCGAAGAGGAGGGCATTTAGCAACCTGTCAACATTCAAGTACGGGGGTGGGAGGCATAAGCCCCTCACCCCTATTCCATTATAACAATTACCATGAAATTAGACTTTATCAGCATACGTATCGCTTCAAAAGGATACACGATATACAAAATGTCGCCGATGACCGCCACCCGCATTATGACGGCAATCGACGTAAAAAAAGAGCCGGATGAAAGCAAGGCGTGCATAGCCGCAATGGCCTACAGCGTTGCGCTGGCAATCGTGGGCAGCCGGAGCATATTCCACCGCCTCAGGGCATGGCTCCTGTGCCGTCGCTTTATGAAGCGAAGCACCTTCGCCGAGCTGTTCGACTGCTATCAGAAAACCTTGCTGATGATTCCGCTGGAGGACATTGCATCGGTGGCCGCCGTGATGGAAGGATTAGCGACAACCATATCCAAAGATCATGATTAAATCGGCGGACATTGTCGCCCGGTCTCTGCTGAACAAGCATCATGTCGCGGTAAAGCTCGGAATGTTCACATTCCGGATGTACCAGCCTTTTGTCAAAGACTTGGCAAGGGCCTTTGCTGCCGGGCGGATAGATGTATCGATACAAGGCCGGCAAAGATTCTCTCTGGGCACAATATCGCGACTTATGTTCCGGCGCAAGTGGGCGCAGAAGGTATTTCTATGGTACGCCAAGAGATATGCCTCCTATGAGGAAATATCCCACGCCACCTGCGCTATAGCAGAAATAGTGTCGGGGAAAGACTTGTTCGATTCAGTCAAGATTGACAAGACGCGGCGCAATACCATTGCGGAGACCGTCGGCAACAACACTATAACCGGGATCATGGCGACGATGATGGACCAGCTGAACATATCCTACAAAGAGGCGTTTCAGGACATAAACTACCCTACCATGCTTCTGATGATGACGGACAAGGTCCGCGCGCTCGTCGGCGACGAGAAAAAGATAGTCAAAGGATCGGGGGCCGAAATGGCCAAAAGAAGAGGTAATAAAAGACGAGGTAATAAAATACATCAATGAGTGCTTTATCATTCAAAATAAATGCGGAAACCTACAAACTCAAGAGCTTCATCAGCATGCTTGAGCATTTGCGGCGCGTGCTGGCGGACATCCCTGACAGCACCAAGGATTTCGACGTCATAAACCGCAAGATCGGAGAAATGGAGGCCCGTGTGGAGCAATCCATGCGCAAGATCGCCCAAATGGAGCGTCAGGCGATGGATGCGGCGGCCAAAACAGCAGCTTCGGCCACTATAGGGAACACGGGTGGCGACTCTACAGCCGGAGCACAAGCGGCCAAGGCCGAAACGGCGGCGTATCATGAGCTAATCGAAGAATTAAAAGCCGTCAATGCTTCAAAAAAGGAGAATGTCATCCTTATATCTCAATACGAAGCTCAAATAAAGCGTCTTAAATCGGAGATAGATAGCCTGAATAAAGCGGAGAGTCAAGGCATGAAATTGACGCAGAATCAGAAGTCAAGCCGCCTTGAAGCTACGCTATCCATCGAGGAATACAAACAGGCCATATCTCGCGCCAGAAAAGAGTTAGTCAATCAAATCAAGTTCGAACAAGTCGCACGTGGATCCATTGACGAAATGTCGCAAGCATTATCACGAATGCGCACCGTATATCGCTCGTTGAATGAAAGCGAACGAACAAGCGGCTGGGGGCAAAACCTGCTCAAAAACATCGAATCCATTGATACGAAAGTTAAAGAACTAGATGCTACAATGGGGGTACACACCCGCAATGTCGGTAATTATGCTTCCGGATTCAATATGCTTGGATTCCAGATTCAGCAGGTTGCCCGCGAATTGCCGTCGTTGGCGTATGGTCCTCAAATATTCTTTTCGGCCATATCCAACAACCTGCCGATGCTGGCAGATGAAATAGCCCGTGCGAAGAAATCTGTTGATGAATTGAAGAAAGCCGGGCAAACATTCACGCCCGTATGGAAGCAGATCGCATCGTCCATCTTCTCGTGGCAGACCCTGCTTGTCGCCGGAGTTACCGTACTTACCCTTTACGGAAAGGAAATAACAAGCTGGGTGGCATCGCTGTTTAAAGGCAAGACAGCAATAGATACCGCCGCTGCCGCTCTTGAGCAATTCAATTCCGCGATGGCTCAAGGCTCTGTGTCGGCGCAATCCGAATTAACCAAGCTGAACCTGCTGTATAATGCCGCGACTGACCTGTCCAAGCCCTATGAAGAACGGGCCGAGGCCGTCAAGAAGCTGCAAGACATCTACCCTGCCTATTTCGGCAATATGGCCGCAGAACAGGTTATGGTAGGAAATGCCGTCGGCGCCTATGAAGACCTGCGGGATGCAATTATCGAGGTT